ACCGATAGCATCGGATACCGAAGAGAACCCTTGGATATATTTGTTTACCGCTATAGAAATAGGAATGGCTTGGCGCGAACCAGAAGGCATGGCAGAGACTTTTCTTTCGTGATCCAGCCAGTACCAAACACCGTCAATGTAAGTCGGAGAGTGCGGGGCAGAGCAGCCACGGTCTACTGTGTACTGAGCCTCTTTAACGAAGGGCGTTACGCCGTCATCTCTATGGCCCTCAAGAGAGTAGGTTCCGAATAGCTCTATACGGTCATTGCCTATACCCATCGCTACAAGTAGGTCGGGGTAGGTTTCAGCTTCTGCCCAATCTGAATCCCAATTTTCGGGGTCATCGACTACTGAAAACCAATACCTCTGAGTAGCGTTTTCTAATGCTATCAGATACTTATCGAGTGCTCCGATATGCGTTACGGTTGTCGGGGCGTCTATGTCTGCTATGTATTCAGTATTGCCTACGGTCTTAATCTCTACGATGCGCCCACCGTTAGCGGCGTACAGGGAAGTACCAAAGTCAGCGAAGTAAACCTTTTGCCCTGTCTCAAACGTATCGCCTGTTACGTCAGAGAACGTACCCGTAGAATCTGTTATTTTATAGCAATTACCACCAGATACAACAATCACACACTCTTGTCTATCCCACCAGTAAAGGCCGTCAATAGCCGCGCCTGAAAGGGTATCAACCCACGCCAACAATCCCGGCCTACGAACAAGATTACCCTGCGAGTCTTTAATGAAATCGACCCTTGCCGCTCCGTGAGTGGACAAACCTATTTCATCAACATCTTTATTGGCATCAAAATTTATTGGTAAGGGTACAAGCATTTTTATCTTGACAAACCTCTATTTAGTTTATTACCATGAACTTAAATAATATGCAATAAAAGGTTAATGAAATAGGGGGTAATATGAAGAAATTTTTGGTTATTCTCTCCTTGGTCTTATCAGGTTGTGCCTCTACTCCGTTTGATAGTTGGACTAAGGCCGACACCGCGCGGCAGGTGGCGTACACCACCCTGCACATTGCGGATTGGGCGCAAACTGTTGAAATATCCCGTAGCCCTTCGGAATACTACGAAGCTGGTCTTGCGGGCATAGTTATCGGTGAGTACCCGAAAGAATCCGATGTTCATCTTTACTTTGCGTCTACCCTTGTCCTTCAAACGCTTATCCCTGCCATGCTCGCCACAAAATACAGAGCTGCTTGGCAGTATGTTTGGATTGGTGCTGAGGCTGGAACGGTTGCACATAATTATTCCATCGGGCTAAGGTTTGGGTTTTAGTTGTGGCCGTATCCAGATAACCGCATATGTGATGAAACCGAATCAGCAGTAGTATTTAAATATCGTATATCGAACACTCCACTCACTACAGGTATCTTGGCAGTTGTCATTATTCCGGCAGTTCCCGGTGTCGTGGTCCCACCTCTACAATAGACAATTCCTATCGAGTTCTTATTAACGTCAAGAGCCTCGGCTGACCCATATTTTCTTGCAAACACATGGAGCGATCCATCTCCTTGCGTTCCTGTATTTTTTACTACTGACACATACAAAAAAACTTCAATCCAATCAGCGTCAGCAGGTACAGAATTTAAAGCAGTCCAAATATTATCGGCACCCGACCCGGTGGGGCCTACTGACTCCCATGTGGAAGCCACTATGACTGACGTTATCACTATGTTGGTATCGGAGATATTCGGATTACCGTTCGCATTACTGACAAACACTCCAGATTTTGCTTGATCCACCCCACCGATCTGCAAGCCGACCGGAACATTGAATGTTCCATCTTGCAGAACCCTCCATCCCTCAATTGCCGTGGTTCCGTTGGTGCCATATCCGGAGGATGTACCGGGAAGCGATGCGTGGTTTTTGCTGCGGACTACCACCCTACCACTGTCATTGCCAGACGTATAACCACCTGCCAAAAGCTCGGTAACAGTTTGTGTTGCAGTATCACCTGTGATAGTTGCAAACTCTGCACTATTGGCGAGTTTTAGTGGAGCACCAGTAACCGAAAGACCAGCCGTAAAAGTCTTTGCACCGCCGATATTTTGTGCGGTTGATGTATCGACTATGGCTGTCCCGGCGACGGCTTGAAGCTTGGCTAAGTTGGTTTGCAAAACACCGCCTACCGACAGCGCGTTAACATCGGTAGCCGTGGAATTGATAACCATCCGATCAACGCCACCAGTGCTTATAGTCACAGTATTTTGAGCTATAGATACGTTGTCAACGCCACTAGTTTTGATATAGATCGTATCGTTGTCAGCAGTCCTATCAAGCTCTATACCAGTATCGCCGTCAGCATCCAGAGTCGTAGAGCGGATACCAGCTTTTCTCAATCCTGTGCCAGCAGCGTCAGCCACTATCTCCACAATGGTGCCTACGGAAGTGAACGTGTAGTTCGCAGCACCATCGACCAACTCAGCTCCAGAAGGCTCCAAAGTAATAGCATTGGCACCAGCTGTATGCATGATCTTTAAGGGCTGTACCCACGAAGCCACAGTGAGCATGTTTATAGTCACAGGGTTAGTGGTAGTGTTTACCTCAAGAAAGTCATCGTCTGCTGTCTGCGATGTAGTAGCGGTTACGGCCCTGACATAATAATTTGGATACCGTAATCTGACATTATCCCAAGTATAGCACGTAACACCGTCAGCATCCTTAACGACAATCTTGTACTCGCCGTCACCGTACAGTTGCGCTCCACCTATTACAGATAGGGCATAACTCGTATAAGGATTGGTCTTTTCCTTTTCTGTCCAGACGTTCTTTGCATTTGAAGTCCCGGCAGAATAAAAGTAAGCCGTGCCGCCTGTCATTTGCAGGCCAGTAGTGGGATGTACCAGCCCGGTAAGAAGAGACTCTATCTGTATTGCGCGTGTGCTCAAGTTACTCTACCTCAAAATATACTGACCCGAAGTCATTATCAAACCCAGACAGTTCGCCAACAATCATCTCAGTCTGACCGATAAAATTATTACTCATTTCCTTACTGAACTTAGGAGCAATTAGTATTGCCAAAGACCGTGACAGTGCGAGAAACCACTCTTGCGGGAAATCAGGGTTATTGCCGGAAGCATCAAAATCTTCTACTGGCATACGTGCTGTCAGCCTTAGATAGTCCTTAACTGAATCAGCCGTTGGGTAGACCCACAGTTTACCGTTAGTGGTTTGCGGGTCGTAGAAGCACTGGTTCATCGCTCCGGTGGTTGTCTTTAAAGAGAGTGAATTGTACTGGTTGCGTGAATCTATTTTAACCGGGAGTTCTGATTGGCCAGCGTCCCTATAGAGTCTTGCGTCTGTTATGAATAGAGGTCTTTGGGCTTTGGTTTGGTAAACGAAAACATTATTGTCTACGGCTACATCGTCTGTTAAAGCAGCAGTCAGTGTAACAGTGGTTCCAGCAGGCGCTCCGTTTACAGTTGTCCACTGTAGAGTCCCATCGTCTAGTTCAATTCCGATGTTGTACGTATCTGAAATCCCTGTTATCGAATCTACATCTATAGTCAAATCTCCAGACGATGCAGCCGTAGCAATCTCTGTTTTCGTATAAGATAGTGTGGCGTGATCCCCGCTCGGACCAAGGTCGTAATAGGTTCTGCCGGGTGACATGAAGACGTAAAGGTTATTAGTCTTCCACATCATCAGACCTTTAGCCTGCCAGTTCTTAATCATCATGTTTAGCGTTCTGGCACACGATGTTACTTGGGCAGCGGTTAGAGACTCTTCAAAGTCCTTCACTCCTACGAGTTCAGCGGCTTCGTTGATTATCTCGTCACGAGTTACGCTAAAATCTACTGAGCCGGAAGTTGCCATTTATGGTTGGTTCCTGCTGAATTTGAAGGTGATAGAGCCTGTGCCTAAGTTGCCGCCGTTAGCGATGGTGGGGGTGAGTGGTTCGTTAATGAAGAAGAAATAAGAACCGTCTACGTCACGAATATTGGAGCGGTATTTGGTATCGTATGTGTTACCAGCGGCATTAGGCTGATTGGCACCAAGGCCCCTTAGTACATCCTTACTACCGCTATCCAGAAGGGTGACATCGTAAAGGTTGTCAGCCGTACCCGGTTCGTACACAACCTCTACCAAGTACCCGTTGCCGGTAAAGGTGCCTACCTCAGTTACGGCCCCGGCAGCGTTAGCCGTCCAATCAATCTTTACAGCGATGCCATCGTAGGATCGCCGTCTACTCTGAACTACCGAACCTGCTACTGCCATTTAAATACTCCTTTACTCAAACTCTCTGTATATGGGGGTAGGCTCTACCCTTACTTTGTCAGGCACTATCTTCTCTGATTTTGCGCCTACGAATTTATCTTGCGGGTGTTCTGGCTCGTAGTCTTTGGAGCAGACCAAAAGGCCGTCTGAGTTGTAGCGTAGCTGGTAGGCACGAAACTTAAAGCTGCAAATGTCGCAAACGCACCAGTTCCCGCCCCTTGGAATGTACTTGCCTTGAAGTCTCATAGTCCTCCCGATCCCCGGTTGATGTTATCTCGCGGGGATGGTTGGATTGTTTTAATTAAGAAGCAGCAGTAACCGCGCCGAGGCTGTTATCGCCAGCTACCGCAGTGTGACCAAGCAGGTAAACTTCACCGCTTACAGCAGCAGCCTCAATATCCGTAACGCCGAAGAACGCGCAATCTTTGAAAACCAAAAAGCCGTTAGGAGAACCACCAGCGGTCACATCAATAGCCTCTGACATGGTACTACCACCGGACAGGATGGAGTTGATGAATACGCAGTTATCAAACAAGACGAACCTGTCAATTCCAGATGCGGCCTTGGAAACGAACTGGTGCGTAGCGGCTTCTGCGTAGGTGATGATGTAGCAATTTCTGAAGACGTTTCGTGCGCCACCGTAGGTAGCACCGCCAGACAACAGAATCTCAGAGTTGGCAGCGGTCCCTCTTGCGATGGTATCGATACCAATCACGCAACTGTCAAACACGTTCTCTGAGCCCTGCACCAGAAGAGAATAGGCACCAGTAGCGTCGTTGGTATCATGGCCGATACCACCGAAATGGCAGTTAACGAAATGATTGCGGCTACCAGTAACGTTGACGTTGAAGCTAAGATTGGCATCGTTGATACCGCAATACCATTGCATGTTCTCAAACTTACAGCCATTAGCAGATACGGTAAAAAGAACCGTGTCGGAAGTGGCAGAAGCGGTAGAAGCCCACGCAATACGAGAACGCTGAGACATCAAAGAACCGGAGTTAATGCCGATAAGATGTGTGATGTCCTTGTTCCAATCAAGGTTTGCCGTCTGGTAATCAGTACATTCTGCCGAAGCATTGCCACCAGACATAAAATACACTACATCGTTCTGGTCAGCAGTACATTTGCCCAACGCAGCTGAAACAGTGTCCAACGGCTTGTTGGCTACTTTGCCGGTATTGCCATCAGCGCCACCGTTAGGATTAACAAAAAACGAATTGCCCTGAGTCATAAAGCCTTGAGAACCAATGACAGGAACACCCATACTCGTTAGACCACCAGGAAAATTAGTAAGACCCATTTCTACAACCACCTTTTCTTTTGGCAGCGGTAGCGGAGGTTAAATACCGCTACCGCCAGTTGTAATATACAATGATTTCAGTATGTTATAGACTATGCAGCCCCAGGCGACCCAAAGATCGAGCGCTTATCAGTGCATCCCCACTGCCCTCGCCAGGTCGATTTGAAGAGTCCGTTTTCTGTCGAGAACTCGTTGTCAATGTTGAACTCCATAGCGCGGCGCTCGAAGTACTTCATGCCGTTGGGACAGTCGGTCTTAATGAACCAAGCATCAGCGTCGGTCAAGTAATTGTAGACGTAGTACCCCTTGGGGAATACGCCGGTAGACTTGATTGCGTTGATGTCGTTGTTCGCATTACCAGCTTGATTCTGGCTTTTCAGAATACGCTCGGCCTCAAACTGAAGTTCGGGAGGAACAATCAGCATCTGAGGTTTTACGGAAATCTTCAAGCCGCGATCATTGGCAAGGTCTGCGATATCGAAAACAGCCTGCTCAATAGCAGCTTCGCTCAAGTCAGCAGCAGTGGTCAGCTCGTTCTTCCACGTACCACCAGACTTATTGGGATGGTCAGTAGCGCATAATTCTTTGCCGTCACCGTAGACATAGGTAGAGTTGAAAGCGCGATTCAGAATATTAGCGCCCATAGTCTCTTGCGCCTGACGCACACTGAAGGCCAGAGACTTAGCTTTCTTCACACCTTCAACCGGACCCATCAGGTCTTCGTAAGTCTCGCGGGTGATGATGAAACCCAACCCGATAACAACATGGGTGTAGGTGTCCACGAAACCCTGCTCCATCTCATCAAAAGTGATAGAGCCACCTTCAGGTTTAATTACAGCCATGCCCATACCGCTCAGACCGATATCCTGCTCGTAGGCACGTTTAGATGTATTCTTTTCAAACACTTGCGGGAACTGCAACGGAACTTCGGAATAAGACATTCCGTAGGCAGAATTCAGTCCCGGGTAAAGGAACTTTGCAAACGATCCAGTAGTAATAACGCCCATTTATAAATCCTCCTTATTAGACACCAACGGTGGAAGCCAGCACATGCTCGTTAATCAACACCCACCATTTGCAGTGAGCACCAAGCTCATTGTCCTCGTAAGGAGCAACGCGCAGCAGACGTACTTGAGCAGTAGCGGTAGCTTCGCTGTAGTTGTCGGAATCGATCTCCATGCCACTCATGCCAGTAACCGTAGAGCCGGAACCAACAATCACGTCGCAGTTCAGGCCAACATCAGCCACCACAAAAGGATCGGACTCGCCATTCTCCTGGATCTCAAAGATCACGTTAGGATCATCCACTACGGCCACATACATAGCGGTAGCAGCAGGGCGGTACTTGCGCTCCAGATTGGATGAATCAAACATAGACTGTGGGGTATTCCCAAAGCCAATCGCCACACCGATATTGGTAGTGCCAGTAGCAGCGGCTTGAGCAACAGTGGGGTACTTGCCAGTAGCATCAGCGGTCCCGCCGTGTGCAACCAGATCGCCCTTGTAGATAGCAGTGTTATCTGTAGACGGGACATAGTAGATATTAAACTTGCCGTTCCAAGAAGCACCGTTCAAGAACTGTACAGGCTTGAAACCGCTCGGTTTGTCAACATTAGCCATTTAAAAACCTCCGAGTTATTCGTGTGTAAATTCGCGTTTAATTTCACCGTATCTACCGGCTCCGGTCGCTTTGCCGACAAAGGCGCTTTCAGCTTTGTCGATCTTCGCCATTTTCTCGGCGTAGTCTTCATCGAACCAATCTTTGCGTTTCCGCATTAGAACTGCCGTAACTCCACCGCCAACAGGTTTAGCCGTAGCAGAACCTGCCTGGACAGGGGCAGATAATCTCTGATCTCCAACTTCTGTTTTGGGGGCTGGCTCCCATCCTGCGTCTTTGA